GAGATACCATTACCAAATAAGTATTGTGCGGTGACATTACCATTGACTGCTACGTTACTAGCTGTCACTACCCCAGTATATGTCGGCAAGTATGTTGCTACTTGGACATTACTATATGAACTTGATAAACCAGTTAACAGAGCACCGTTACCTACAAAATAATTAGCAGTGATGTAGTTAGCACCACTGATGTTACCACTGGCCCCAGTTGTAGTAATATTAGCTACATAGAGTGCACCACTGGTGAATAAATTACCTGCGGTGATGTTACCAGTTGTGTTAATCGTAGCAGTAGCTAGATAAGCGGCTGTTTGCACATTACTGTAATTGCTACTTGCGGCAATACCAGTTAACAGCGCACCATTACCTACAAAGTAAGTTGCTGTGACATTACCTGCTACACTTACGTTAGCGATATTACCTGATTGTAGATAAGTTGCTACAAGCGCATTACTGTAAAATGTTTGGCTATCAACATATCCTCGCATACCCACATTAGCCGCTGAAATTTGTTGTGATTGTATTGTGTTGGCTTGATCAACATATCCAACAATAGCTGAGTTGGCAGTGGTCACATAGGCCGCTACGTTGACATTACTATAAGCATAACCAGGTAAGGCTGATAATTGGCTACCATTACCTACAAAATAGTTAGCAGTTACGTTACCTGTAACTATAGTAGAACTGCTGATGGTTAGATTGCCACCTGGAGTGGTTATATTGCTAGTATCTATATTGTCAGTTGTAACTGTATAAACATCAACATTACCAGCTGAAATATTACCTGTATAACTGTCAATAGTAACTGTTGTGTTACCTCTAGCATCACTTAGTGATACGTTACCTGCTGAAATATCACCTGTGGTTGAAATATTACCTGTATAACTGTCAATGGTAACTGTTGTGTTACCTCTGGCATCACTCAGTGATACGTTACCTGCTGAAATATCACCTGTGGTTGAAATGTCGCCTGAAGTTGAAATGTCGCCTGTGGTTGAAATATCACCGCTGGTTGAAAGTGAAGTAAATGATCCTGAGCCAGGTGTACTAACACCAATGTCTACTCTATCAATAGTACCTGGTAGTGTTGGGGCTAGTGTTAATGTACCAACTGAGTTACTGTAGGATACGACGCTTAAAACATTACCAAGCCACTGACCAGCAGCGATAAATGTTCCAGCACCATATGCACCGCCACCATAATAAAGATTAGGTGGGATTGCTGCATAGCTCCAAGTTAAGCCGGTATCTGTAGATATTGCTATGTTACTGAGATTTTCAATCGTTATTAAAATAAATGCACCACCACCATAGACCACACCAGTCTCGCTAGCACTGGTATTGTTGGGTAAACTGATATTAGACCATGTACGACCACCGTCTGTGCTACGGATACCAACATTGCTGGTTGTTGATCTGACACCAATAAATACACCACCACCTGCACCTAAGGTATACCCTGTTGAGGCACTGGCTACGACTGGTAACTGTATATTACCCCAAGAGACGCCATCTGTTGAGTAGGCAAATAAATTACCGCCCGATCCATTTACTCGGGTGGCACTGGCTACGAAAACACCGTCTGTAAAGGCTAATGATTTGTAAAATAGACTTTGTCCTTGTCTGTCTGTTTGGGGAAGATCATCAACAGATCCTAGTGACATCGCTCCGTTGCTCCAAGTTATACCATCTGTGGAAATAACTGATCTTCGAGTCGTATATCCTGACAGTGCAACAAATCTACCGTTACCATAGGCTAGCAATCCTTTATAAAACTCATAACCATAAACACCATATGGGGGGATTGCATTTTGATTAAATGTCCAATTAATACCATCTGTACTGGTCGCAATATTACCGTGACCTACATACATACTAACAAACTTATCACCACCGTAAATAGTTGCGCCACGTGACGTACCTGCAGCTACATTTGGCATGTACATGGTGCTCCAAGTCACACCATCTGAGCTGTATAAACCAGTATTGGCAAAATATTCACCACCATAGAGAGTATTCTCAACAATAATAAATTTACCAGCACCATATGCAGCCTGATACAAACTACCTGAAGTTAAACCTACAGCTCTACCAGTGTTGCCATAATTCCAAACTGTTCCTGGAGTTACTGTGGTGGCCGCTGTTGGAGCAAAACTTGAAACTGGCACACCGGCAAAAGTTAATCCGCCGGGTGTAGAACTCAGTGGCGTACCACCAAGATAAATCGTGTTGTTGCTGACATACAGGTCTTTCCACTGCTGTGTTGGACTACCTAAGCTGTAGGTTACGTTAGCACTTGGGACGATATTACCATCAAATGAACCTAGGTATGTACGTACATTAACATTACTGTATGTTGATGCTACTGCTATATTAGCGATATTAGCCGCAATGGTCGCATCAACATAACCACGCATACCTATGTTAGAACTGGTGATAGCTGCCGCTTGTATACTATTGCCTTGATCAACGTAACCTTTCATGCCCACGTTGGCTATGGTAATATTTGCATTTACGGATGTTATTTGAGCAGTGATTACTGCTGTGTTTACTGTAACCGCATAACCACCCACAGTGACACCATCATGGACATACAAGGTCCATGCACTAGTATCAACTACTAGTTCTCCTGCGTAACCTAGATAACTGGCGATCGCGGCCGCATTACCTCGTCTTAATTGTAGCCTGCGTGGTGATGGATATGCCATTTATATTGTGCCTAGATCAACGTCACCACTGTAATCAGTAGTGCTGGTAGTAAACATGTCTGTGTTGTATGCTGGATTGATGTTCATTTCAGCATAGACTTTAAAATTATCATCAGCATACACAGGAGTGTTAAATGTGCCATCACTCTTAAGGAATGCCAGTTTGTATTTGTTCTGAGGAAGTGTATTTAAGAAACTGTCTGTAAGCATGATATTAGCAGTTGCGGCTGAAACGTTGCTGACCGTAACAGCCACGTTGGCTACTACGTTACCTTTTAGGTAATCAATGATATAGCCTAGGAATGTAACTCCAGCAATATTAGCTGCTTTTTGATCTTGATTCTTAAAGTAGATGGTTACAGGGTTATCTGCACCACGGTAGATTTCAATTGGTCTTTGATACACGACACGGTTCCTCGTTTTAATGGTAGGATCATCTTCCAAAATCTGGACGGTGAATTTATTTGTATATAAATAACTTGTGATGATTGGCAACTTAGCTGATCCCTTTAGTATATTTATCGCGATACCTATGGAAGACAGCTACAAGAAATTACTTGATCAATACCCGTTTATCAGCTATATAACCTATGGCGGTAATGATTATATCGGTATCATCCAAAATTCAGACGAGATTATAACTACTATCTATGATTACGCGGCTCTGCGCACTCTGGCACAGAAAACAGCATACTTAGAACTAGCGGATCAATGGTGGTGGGAAAGCAATAGGCTAGTGCCTATCAATGTATTTTTAAAGCAGGATTGGGTTGAATTCCGTGTCTGTTTGAAAACATTCAACAGCAAGGACGTAGAAATAAAACACGGGCCTTATATAAGCCTAAAAGAAATATCAAATAAACGCAGTAAACGTCGTAGTATTACACTGATTCGCAAAGTAGGTTAAGATTTACCACTACTAGAGTCGCATACGCAATCGCGTGTGCTTTTTTAAAACTATATTCACCCTCAACTTTATCCCAAACAGTAAGACTAACATCTTTCCACGTACGACCAATAAGATGTCGTTTACCTGGACGTATCACTGCTAGGAACATAGCTAGTCTAGGAATAGTATCCACAGGTTCCGGCATTTTAAGTAAGGTGTCATAGTGATTATTGATATGGATTAACTGCGCACATATCGCGGGGTCATACAGCTTTGCCCAATCAGGTTCCTGCATGAGCTTGATTAAATGTTCTTCGCTTTTTACTTGCTTGTAGACATGGACATTTAATAAGTCTAATTTCATATAACCACGATCTTCAGCGTCATTATAATCTAAACTAGCTGATCCTACAAAAGGATCTACAGGTATATCTGTAGCATACACCCCTGTGTTGTGACGAGTTAATTTACCATCACGGATAATGCTAGCTGGGGTGACATTTAACAAGTCTAGTACCTGTTGTCGATCAGCAAAGTCTATGTCAATATCACTTTTAAATTTCATAGGTACTCTGGTGGCATAAATGTTGGGGGTGGAGTGCCTGGCGCGATACCTATACTTTCTTCTGATGGCTGTCTATCATTCTCGATTCGATCTAGTTGTTCTCTAATCTGTATTAGATCATGATTAACTAAAGTCATATCCGTCCTTAGCAACATCAATTCACCTTTTATTTCATCAAATAACTCTCGTAATTCATCAGCGATCATAAGTTCGCCTCCTTTAATATCTGTTTTACCCATTCAGTGTCCGCTACATAGTCTTGGAATTTTCGTTGCCAATATTCTGGATCTATCCAAGGAAGAATAAGACCAATTTGATCATCGTTAAGAGCATCAAGAAAGCCAACACCGGTATCGCAATTAAAAACAATCCAAGGGCTAACCCTACCATTAGCGATGTGATGACACACGCGATTAGGATTGCCAAACCTAAAATAATCACTAAATCCATTTTTAAACTCTCCATGTTCGTCTGCATAATCCTGCATCTCTTTTAGGGCACGTTCAAGCGCATCTTGTACTGCTTCTTTGCGCATATACTGTTTTAGATATTCTAAGTAGACTTTCTCGTGCGTCCAATGATCAAGTTTTTTATTTTCTTTGATCACCCAATCTATAAACATCTTAGGATTAACGGCACGTATGCCTACCATGTGTCGTCCAAACTTGACGAACGCACGATAGTAAGGACTAGCCACAAAGTCTGTGTATGACTTCATCTTTGCTGAGCCCTGTGTTAGTTCATAGAAGCGTAGATATGCTTGGAGTCCAAACTGTACACCTGTTTCTTTTTCTTCCTGCCAGCGTCGTTTTTCTTCGCACAGATGCACTGCAAGACTTGATTCCTTGCGGAATTCTTTACTACAATATTTGCACTTATAGCTCGGCTTTAATTGATTTGTCATCAAGTCCGAGGTTTCGTGCCATGTCTGCAATATCTCGTTTATCATTGATTTGTGCCAGTAAATTTATTTCATCTGATTTCATCGAGGGATACAATTTAGCCAAGAATTTCTGGCTTTTGTTGTCACCTTCTTTTTTCTTACCTTTGAGCCAATAGTGGAATTGATTTCCCATCTGTGGACTCACTGTGGTACATGACAACCACTGTAGCTTAGGGTGTTTACCTAGATCAAAAAAGTTCTTGTTAACACGCTCATTGGTGGCCATTAGGTAATAGGCCTGCATGTCTGCACTGCCTGATACGTTAGCACCATATTTCAGCATTAGATATGTGCTGAACTGTTTGCGCTGTTCATCAGTGAACTTGTCATAGTAAGCACGATCCTTGCGATCGTACGCGGCCATTTCATTACCAATGTATAATGGATCTGGATTACTCACTAGCGACCTTTACGTAAATAGTTAAGAATATGTGCTATACTTTGTTGTAGATTACTATAGTCCGTTTTCAATTTGGCGATTTCTTCTGCTTGCTGATTTACACGATCTTCTAATCTAGTAAATGCCATTTGTCCTTCACGTATGGTCTTGTCATGTGATAACAGATTTGGGCGCGGTGGTGCATTTGGATCTACTACACGTTTCTTTTTCTGTTTAAACTGATTTGGGTTAAATGCCATGATCGTTTTCCTCTGAGAGCTTATATATAATTATACATTTTTCAACAGCTTCTGTCAAGGCTGGATTTATATTCCTTTTTGGATATATATCATTCCACATGCGTTGCTCAATCAATTCTTTGGCTTGCCAACTTTGCCCGATCATCACACGAGATTCTATTGGTGCGTTTGCTTCACGAGCATAAATGGTATCACCTCCATCAGGACTTTCATAGATATACGTTGCACCTGGTTTTAAATTACCCATTCCAATGTCTCAAAATACCTGCTATGATAAACAAGTTTGTAACGATATATAATACTACTATCGCTGTCCTAATTGTCGCAATAACATCTGCTTCTTGGTCAGTTACACCCTCTTTTTGTCCAAGAGCCTTGGCCCAAAGTCTCCACATGCTCAATCCTTTCTTTACCATATCTTACCGTAGTCCACTACTTCACTTTGACGACTGATGTCTTTAACGAAATACGCACACAATGGATGTGGACTATCGTTGATTGGCACTGCCAACATCTGCCCCGGACGTAATTTTGGAAAATACCATTTGACGTCCTGATAGATATCCACGATCTCTATGGGATGGAATTCAGGTTTAAAGCTGTCCAACGGATTAAATGTAAACACACTAAATCCACGATCATTAATACTAGTCAAAGGTATAACTTCTAGGTCACCAAAGTCTGGTTCACCGATGAGTATCTGCCAATCCACAGGCATCTTTACTAGATTATCACCAATGCGTAATACCAGCGCAGGGCTATTAAAACTTTCTAAGAAGATTAATGGAATAAAGAAGTAGTCGGGATTTTTTGGATCGCTATTATCTAATATAGCAAAACGTAGATCTTCGACTTCATCTGGTATCTCATTCATCTCATATGCTTGATTTTCTAAGGTTAATATATAAATTTTTAATTCTCCGTTAAAATTATTGCCAATCTGTTTTTTCAACTATGAAAGGATATGAGGCATCCTTGTAAAATTGTTTGCGCTTGGTCAGATGACGTTTGGCAAACTTGCATGTTGATGTTATGTCCCAGATCTGGACGAAGTCTTTATCTTCCGCTTTACGGATGCCACGCCCGATACTTTGTATGACCCTAACAAAGCTCTTACCGGGCTCAATAAGCACAAGGTTAAACACACGAGGAATGTTGATGCCAACAGCAGCAACCCCATAAGTGGCGACAATAACCTTATCATCCATGGTCGCAATGTCGTCATATTGTTCTTTTCTATCATCTGCTTTAGTGCCTCCTGACACGAATACAGCATCTTTAATTTTTTCTATTAAGGCACGTCCTGGTGCGATACGATCTACTAGAACTAGTGTATTGCCTGATTTACGTATTGACTCTACTAGCTTGGCGATATAGTCCAATCGAGCTTCTGTTTCCAGCAAGTATCGTAATTCACTTTGATAATCTTTATATTCTACATGATCAACTAACTGTAGAACATTTACATGGCAGTTAGCTAATACACCCTGCTCTTGTAATTCACTGGCACTTAAACGACCAATAACGTCTCCGATTGAACACTTTAGGCTGACAAATTCGTAGTCTTCTTTAGGAATCGTGCCGGTTAATCCCCAGCGTATAGGTACGTGTGCCATTACACCAGTAAGCAGAGTTTTAAGCGCATCTGCCTTGGCCATGTGTACTTCATCAACCATGACACAGACAACATCTTGCAAGAACTCACCAATGGTGATATCTACTTCGTGATTACGTGATCCTTTGAGTAAGATATTTAGACTTTGCCAAGTGCAGATAGTGTGCGTCTTGCCAAACTCTTTACGGTCTCCAAAGTAGACTCCAACGTCTAATCCCATGTTCTTATAGTCAGCTTCTGTCTGTGTTACTAGACTCTTGTTTGGAACGATTACCATAGTACGTCCATGTGGCTCACAGCAATAACTCAATGCCGCTGTGATTAATGTCTTACCTGCACCTGTGGCGATTTCTTGCAGGCACTGTGGATTCTCAAGGAACTTGTTAATGATCTCAACTTGATAATCTCTTAACACTATTGGTTGCCCTGCCATAGGATGTTTAGTGGGCCACATGATATGTTCAAATGTTGTTTCAGTAACTTCTTCAAAGTCATATTGTGTTTTATAATCACGTAGGTCTTCTAGTTCTAGATGATATCCTTGACTATCTAGATAAGGAATGATCTCTGGTAATAGATTAACATAGGTACTACCACCCATCTGGAAGAATGCTATCTTACCATCCCAACGTCCAAGACGGACTGCGGGCAGATAACGTGCACCAGGTATCTCATACTTGAACATATTAGATAGTTCTTTGCGTTCATGTAGATCTAATCCTTCGATCTTTACATTAACTTCATCTTTAATTATTAGTCGGGCCAAGGCCATTAGTTGTATTCTCTTATTTGTGTTGCACCATAGTAGATGATCTTTTCTGCTCTACGTGTCCAGTCCATCTTACGTCCACCAAACATCATCTCAAATGTTGTGACCATTAACGGCACAGGAAAGTCCCAGGTCGCAGGAATCTTTCCAGCATACACTACTTTAACACGATACGGATCATAATCGCTAGTCTTTGTTTTACCATTTCTATCAAATCGCACGATCTCTTCTTCGTCGAAGCGACTTAGATCTATTTCAAACAGGGTAGGATTATAAATACAGACGGGATAACGATCTGTTATTTCAGCATAGTCAAATATCATGTTTAAGTGTACGGGGCTCGGAGGCAGGTGTATGCTGTGCTTACTACCAATGGCTACCAATGCTGTAGGATAATGTTCCATGCAGTAATTCTTGATATCATCATCTATGTCGTAATCACATAGGCCAGCATAGTCAATTAACTTGACTAGATTATCTCGACCAAACCCACCACGCTGTTCAATATATTCATTTAAACTGGTTGAGGCATTAGTAATAGCATATCCACTACCTTGTTGGACCAGTTTAATCTCATATAGTTGCTGTTCGCATTCAAGTATCTGTGCAAATAACTCCTGCACCTGATGATCAATTTCAAATCCATAACCGTTAGCCCAAGGTATGATCCAATTGACATTGTATTCTGTTATAGCCAAGTTCCATAGTTTTTTATCACGATCATACCAAGCTCGGCCTTGGCTAGTTTCTCTGAAATTTTGTAGTTCTTTGATCAAGTCATTGTCATAGGGGAACTTGACTACTATGTTCTCACCGTCTAACCAAACAGCCTTGGTACGATCCATCTTGCGTGGAGCCAATCTGAACACAGGCGTCTCCGCTGGGCTGACATCTATGCCCAGTTTAGCAAACTGCCTGCGGTATTTTAATACAAGTTTAACAGCTAGTTCTGCTTGCTTATCTGTCAGTGCTGTGCCAAACACAGTCGTTGATGCCATGCTGTTGACTATGGCTATGTCGTAACGGGCTAGACTTATTCTATTCACACTGTGTGGTGTGATTAAGGCTGTAAGGCCCACTTCATAACCACCAAGGTATTCCAGATAGTCTTCTACATAGGGATAGGTTAACATACTATTATTATATAGTGGTTGATATTGGAAAGTCAACCTAAAAAGAAGCCCAAGGGTTAGCTTGGGCTTTGAGGCTACCGCACTAGGAGCTAGACAGTTTGAAGCACGGTAGAAACTTGCTACTAATATATATCCTACATTCGCAGGATACGATTAGTTCTTGATATTAGATCTTTCTTAATGCGTAGTTAAGACCAGCTAGGGCAAAGTTGATCACAGCACCAATCAAATTACCAGTGCCCAGAGCGTCAATCCCAAAGGCTGTGAATAAGCCTATCAAGAACCAAGTGACCTGCACTGAGTTTATATACATCCACGTTCTAAATTTATCGTACATATACTTCTCCTTAAACTGATGATTTCATACAAGTTGTTGAAGCCAACGCAGACCATTTCAATGGAAAGCTCTTACGTAACTGAGCGATCTTGATAGCCATACGCAGACTAACTTCACGTAACTTGTTTTGGTTAGCGACCATGAAGTCAATGATTTCATCCTGTTGGATTTGATCAAAGTCATAGTCTTCAAATAATACACCTGTGCGAGCGATCTGTTTGATACGCAAGATCTTATCGTGCATGGTGTCTAAAGTTAGATCTAAATAGTGACAGCGTGATTGGATAGCATCCAAGTGATCACGTGTTTTTTGCGATTTCATTTGATCAAACTTTAGGTTTGTGATAAAGATAACTCCGCCTTTGAAATCGAACTGGTCTGGAATACCTTCGTTGCGTAGGCTATGGCTATCTGCTAACCAACTAATCCTACGTTTTTTACCTGAGTCAAGTGCGCCTTTGAGCAGGTTAAGACATACATCATCAAGTAATATACTGTCACAGTCGTCAAATACCACGACTGAATTACTGTCACTATACTTGTAAAGTGCCTTATACATACCTAGGGCGGATGCCGTACCTTTGATCATCTCTGACTTAACACGGCGTCCTGAGATCTGATCAAAGAGGTTTGCTTTTTCTAACTGTGCTTCGATACCAAAGCTCTTACCAACACCCGGAGGGCCTGCCACGATCATAGCACGGATATCTCCGTTCAATACTGCCTTGGTCATGTCATCTAAAATTTCAAAACGTTCAGCGATTTCACTGATACGTTGTTCTTCTACTGCTGGATCTACTGCTTCAACTGCGATAGCAGGTGCTTCTACTAGTTCATAGTCTGTAAGACTAGATAGATTAACACGTATTTTGTCTTTACCAAAACGACCAGTGCCGTCTACTGTGATGTATCCACCTTTACTACCTAATTGGAATTGTTTGATGAGTGGAAACACTTCATCTCGAACTTCTTGATTACGGTAACTACCGTTCTTAATTTTTACGAATGCCTGCATTTGTCTAGTCCTTTATATTAATTAAAATATTGTGAAGCAGTTGTCTGCTTTCTTATTTTATAGTATAATTATAGCACCTTTTTAGGTGTTTGTCAACCAAAATTTAGTCAGCTCTTGCACCCATATAAGCATTGAATCCATACTTGCTTAGGACTTCTGCATAGGCATGGGCACCAGCTTCTTTAACGTCCATGCTTTGACCATTATAACCACCAGGGCTCCAAAGGTTTAAACATTTAGCTCTCCAGCTTTTCTTAAAGCCAATTTTAATAAGTTCTTTAGCTTCTTTGCTGTTAGTGCGAGCTACAAACACATCTACCCAGGCAAAACCACAATACATTGGTTCACCGTGCTGGGCTAGATAAGCGTTTTCTGCTTGGATTGCGGCTTGACGTGCTTCGTTGTGAATTGCTTGAATATCCATTTAATTGCTCCTTTTTTATTGTCTATGTGTAACATTATACACTCAAACAACCAAAAAGTCAACCAAAATTTACACAAAATCGTATTAGTGTATATTACTGCGCTGGGGTGACGACGTTATAACCC